GCGCAACCTGTCGGGCGCTGCGCGCACCCGCGCCGCCTCGCTAGGCCTCGCCTATGCCGCATGGAAGCCCGGCGCCTACCCGTCCGACAGCTATCCCCGCTTGATGCAGGCGCTCGCGATCGACGAGACGGCCGCTTTGAAGGCCGCTTCCTGGGGCCTGGGCCAGATCCTCGGCGAGAACCACAAGGCCGCAGGCTATGCGACCCCGCAGGCGATGGTGCTGGCGTTCTGCGAGCGCGGCGAGGCCGAGCACCTGGCGGCGATGGTCCGCTTCATCGTCACGAACGGTCTCGACGACGAGCTGCGCCGGCACGATTGGGCCGGGTTCGCGAAGGGCTACAACGGCGCGAGCTACGCCAAGCACAGCTACGACAAGAAGCTCGCCGCGGCCTTCGCCAAGTGGTCGAAGATCAAGGACACGCCCTGGTCGCCGGGCATGGGCGAGCCGGTGCCCGACCCGCTGGCACCGATGACAGCCCCACCGCCCTCGCCTGCCCCGCAGCCCGCCCCCACCGGCGGGCTTGTTCGTTCCGGGGTCCAGGCCACCGGCGGCGCGGTCCGCTCGGGTCTCACCGGGCTCTACGACCTGATCCACACCGCGTTCCGGAAAGGCTGACCATGGCGCCCCGTCCGTTCCTCGCGCGGGCCCGCCTCGGCCTGCGCCGCTGCTGGCGCGCGGCCTCGGGCAAGCGCGTCTACCTGCTCGCGGGCGTCATGGCGCTGCCCGACGTCCTCGATGCGCTGCCGGGCGTCGATCTCACGCCGCTGCTGCCGGAGTGGCTGCCGGGCGCGAAGGTGGCGACCTTCCTCGCGGTGGCTCGGCTCGCGGCGCGTGCCTACGCGACGAAGCTCGCCACCCTGCCGGCGCGGGAGCCGCCGCGATGAACCTTCTCGGCTGGCTCTCGAACCCGATCGGAAGCCTGCTCGGCACCGTCGGCTCCGGTCTGATCAAGGTGTTCGGCAACTCGGTGCTGACCCCCATCCTCAAGGGGATGGAGAACGGCCAGAACACGCAGCGCGACGTCGCGGTCCAGGTCGTCCAGGCTGAGATGGCGGCCAATCAGGCGAAGGCGGCGATCGCGCCGGCCTTCAAGGGCCTGATCTACGGCATTGGCATCCCGCCCGCGATCCACTTCGGGGCGGCTTGCCTGACGAAGACGTTCGATCTCGGCTGGAACGTTCAGCCGCTCCCGCCTGAGTACGTGGCGATCGAGGCCACCATCCTGACGGCCTTCTTCGTCTCCTCGCCACTCACGACGCTGGCCCGTGCCGGCGCCGCCCGCCTGCTGAAGGCCTGATCCTATGGACACCTCGTTCCTCTCGCCCGGCCCGATTACCTGGGCGCAGATCGTGGCGCTCGCTGCCTTCCTCTTCGCCCTCGGCAAGGGGGCGGATTGGGTCATCGGCAAGCTGCGCGCCGGTACGAAGGACGCGGTATCCCCGCTGACCATCGACATGGCGGCGGTGAAGATCCAGATCGCGGCGCAGAACGAGGCCCTGCACAACTTCAAGGTCGAAGTCGCCCGAACCTACGTGACCGGCGACGTCATCACCCGAATGGAGCGCCGCATCGACGACCTCGTGACCTCGATGCGCGAGGAAATGGCCGCGACCCGCCGGGAGATGCTCCAGGCGATCACGGGGCGCCGAGCCGACTGAATCCCCGCTATTCACATCCGTCCACATACCGCCCCGGGGCTTCGGCCTCGGGGCTTTTTTAGTGGGCGCCTCCGATTAATTGAAAAAATCTATCTAGACGATCGGTGGTAAATTCTACAGCATTTTTTGGGCACTAAGGGAATAGGGGTGCAATCTTCATCCCCGGATTAAGTTCAATATCGAATTCCCAGTTCAAATTTTCCAGCAGAAATGCATCACAGAAATCACTGGGTTCAAGTTTTGATTGGAATATATTAGCATTCACAAAAAATTTCTTAGGATTTTGCAAATCCACAGGAACTGCCGCGCCAACCGATATGCTGTCTTCCTCGATATGAGCTTTCAGCACAATTCTAGAGCCGTCCTCCAATACGATTTCCGACTTATGCATGATCGAAATAGCAAATAATTGGACTATTGTATCAAGCCTTGCCGTGTGAGTGCGCAACTCTTCCTTCGATATAAGGCCGTTACTTTTCAACGTAGACCGAAAATCATCACAAAGTTTTTCCGCAGTGAATACGGGCTTAACGACCATCACGGACATAACGCAAGCAAGTACGGATTCCTCGCGAGGTGTAAGCTCAGCCGGTATCGCCCAGGAACCATCCTCGTTTTTTGTCACCCTTTCTAGTACTTTTTCTATAATGGACTGCGCCTCAACCTGGCTCATTCCAGTTTTCTGCCGTATGTGACGAGGCCCAATATTGGTAACGGATGCACGTAAAAATCTTGGAAGGTAAGAGGGCATCCGAAATCGGGCATGTGGGCGCCGCGGCCCATTCGGAGTAAATGTCTCTAAAAAAAATCGGGCAGTCGTCGCCCAGCCGCGGACGTGGTCGGTGATTACACCTTTATTTCTCTCATTGTGATGCGCAACGAAGTCGCCGATGTCGGTGACACTTTGCCTGCCATCGCATCGTTCTCGGGCAAATAAAAATAGATTTCCGATATCATCTGGGCGAAAATTGTCACCTAGAAGCCTGACAACTCTAGCCCGTGATTTAGCGTCGACCATAAATCCCCGCTCATAGATTAAATCTGATCGATGAATGCGACGCCGCGAGCATACGCCTCCGCACCCCGGCCATGCGGTCTTCATCACCGACGCCAGCCTCCGCAGCCTGCTCCCCAATGGTCACGTAGATCTTCCGCACGGTTGCATCGCCGAGGCAGTACTCTGCGTGATCTGGACCAAGCTGTTGAGCTCGGTCAGCGAAGCACGTAATAGTCACGGTGCAACACAAGAAAATACCTTTATATAATTCCGAAATCAAATGTCGAGAGACAACAGGTTTATCTCAACATCCCTTTCCTTCTTTAGTGTTTCTAGTAAAACGACACGACGAGTGCACGCTATGATTTCTTCATCGCCAATGCGAACATAAAAATTTAATATACAGTCTCGCGTCACTGTCAGGCTTGCATTGAATTCTATACCGTACCGTCCCCTTATAAATTGCCCGCGCTCAATTTTGTCGCTTAAATCGGAGTCATATAAAATTCCGCCTATTTCATCCAAGATTTTCAATCTTGGATTAATATTTCCAGACTCTAAGACCGCCCCTTGACAGTGTAGCATAAATCCAATTTCGGACGGGTAATTTGCGAGCGCGAATTCCAATGGCCACACGCCAATCAAAATAAACTTATTGTTTATTTCCCTGCGTACGTCGTCGCATATGACCGCCGCGTCTATTGTAGTTTTAGCGATCTTCATTTTTTTTCCTGCTGAAAGTAACAGACAGGCAGCTATCTGTTTCCTTGGTATTGTTTAGAGCAATCGACCATCTAGAATTTTCGGCGGGTTTGCTCCGCCCAACCCTCTGGACGAAATTTGCTAGGGTGGACGGCTCGTTGCTGGGACGACGCGCATCTATGTACTGTTCCATTTGTTGAGCCGGGTGCACCTGACGGCACCTCATTCCAACATCAAGGAAGACCCGTCCTTTGTCCTTATTGTCAACAAGAGCAAACTGAAGCTCAATATTCAGCGCAAAACAGATCTCAGCCATGGTTTTGATGGTCATGTTCGAAGGCTTTGAGAAAAGCCTGCTTACAAATCCCTCGTCCTTGCCTAGCAGATCAGATAGCGCTTTGCGAGAAAGTCCATCAGCTGCTTTCCGGTGTTCAGCTGCAGACAGAAAGGCGCCAAAGAACCGGACCTGCATTACCTCGACCATATAAGCTCGAAGGTATGCGTTGTCTCTTTCAGTAGATGGAAGGTTGGTCGACATCCTTTGCCATGCCTTCAAAGTAATCAGATACGCGATTCGCCCGCAGGGGCTCCAGGCCTACGAGCCTACTTTGCAGGTCTGCAACAGCTGCAACTGCGGCGGCGGCGTATGCCTTTTTGGGACCAACGTCATGTCGGTCTCGTAGATCCGTCGCGACGAAAAGGCCTTTAGCGTAAACCCTACCGAACATCCGCCAACCTGGTTTGGGCGTTCGGTAGCAGATGGTCCATGCCTCATCGAGATCATGCAACCGCTCGACGTCAGGTCTCTTACTTGCGTCTCCTACGAGGCTTACCCGAAAAAAATAGCCATGGATGATGCATGAATTGAGCACATCGGCATGACGATCCGAGAAGCCGATCGCGGCGCTTCGCCCGTCTAGGATATCGAGCATCCATGGCAGCACCCAAATTTGATTGCCGTCTTCGCGCTCACGGGCTCGTGGCTCCAATCGCACGAAGCCGGCGCCTTCGAGGTCCAGTGTGACACGATGTGGTGAGGTTGATATAAAAGTCAACTGTTTTGTCGCTTGGCTGCGGTCGTTTGCTCATTTCATGGTAATCAAGCCACGCTCTGAGTCGTCGCCCGGCCACGCTCTTTCACAATGTTGGAAACTTCATTTTCAGCCTGCGTTCGTGCGATAGTCGCTCTTTGTCGATTCATTTGCGAGGCGCGCGCCACCCTGCCGTCTTCGCCTCGTCCTCCGAGCAGAACAGCCGCTCGCCCGACGCTTCATCGATCTGCGTGCGTTCGTAGTCGCGTGTGCCGGGCAAGTGGTAGATCCGGTCGCCCTTACGCGAGATATTGCCCTTGATGGCGCAGGTGCCGGCCGCAGCGGTTGGTGGCGCTTTCGGCGAGGGGATGGGACCGTCCGGACCGCCGGGCGCGGCCATACCCACGCCCTGCACGCGCTCGCCCTTCCGCCAGTCCCATGGCGGGGTGAACTGGCCCGCCCAAATCCCACGCTTTGCCCGCTTCGCTGCATCCTCCTGCGCGACGTAGGCAGTCGAGTAGCGGCGGTAGGCCATGCCGAGCCCTTCCTCGACCAGCCAGCCGTTCAGGTCGAGCGCGCCGAGGCGGCAGACCGCGACGGTGCGCCCGTACCGGTCCTTCTCGATCGCCTCACAGGCCACGTTGCCCTGGCCGATCCTGTCGGAGAGCGCGAGCGCCGCCTTCCTGCCGCAGGGATAGTCCTTGCCGGCTGCGTCCCCGCACATCTGGGCGCTCTCGGGCGTGTCGACGCCCTGCAGACGAAAGCGCTGGCTTCGGATCTCAATCGTGTCGCCGTCGATGACGGAGGCGCGGCCTGTAACCGTTTCAGCCAACGCGGGCGTAGCGGCGAGCAGGGCAGCCGCCAACGCAAGGCGCATCACCGGGAGCACACCTTTTTGGACGCGCTGATCGAACCATCGTTGCAGAGGAACTTGCCGTTCTGGCAGGCCTTGATGCCACCCTTCCCCTTTGAGCAGGGGGTGTTCGTTGCCTGAGCACCGGAGCATGCGAGCGTCAGCACCACGCCGACGATGAGCGCGCGAATCATTTGGTCTCCCCCCCGTTTTCCGGAGGATGAGACTGCGCCCTGAGGTTGTCTAGCGTCACTTCTAAGTTATGCGCGCTGCTCGCACATTTAGGCTGCTTGTAGGCTCTCGGCGAAATCGTCCGGCACATCACCGAATTGCCCAAGGATCGTTGCGCTCTCCATCTCGCCCGTCTCGTCGTCGGCCACGATCTGCAGGGCGGCCGTGCCCGGCATGCGACCGGCCATGGCCTCGGCCCGCTTCAGCGCTGCACTGCTCGTCGTCGAAACCTGTCGGTCTCCGGGGACGAGCCGCTTCCGCTTGAGCACGAAGGTTTGGACCAGGAACGTCGTCTTCATGGCCATGGTGCTCTCCTCAAGCTGCCAGCGCCGGCCGGATGCCGACCTCGTTCGCGATCTCGTCGAAGCCGAACGTCATCACGTGCTGACCGTAGGCGTCGTGCACGTCGACGATCCAGGCTGACCAGTCCACCGGGGCGGCACAGCCCTGCATCAGCTCAACCGCCACGCTGGCGCAGACCGGACGCAGGTCGTGTTCTGCGACGGTTCGCCCCTGCAGGTCGAAGACGACATCGAGGCCGTCCGTGCAGTGGAAGTGGCAGCGCTCCTGCGACATCGTCATCACCCCTCCGTCCCCGTTATCCACAGGCGCACACAGCCGTTTGCGCTTGGCGCATCGAGTTGATTGAACCGGCACCGCGCCTGCTGTTTGTTCTCTCTATGTTCTAACGTAGATGGGGGCTCGGGTGAGGCTGCACACGGTCGCAGAGCTACCATCGGAAGGTTTTTCCACAGTTCGTGTACCGCTGATGGGGCCGTCGCTCTGCGCGGGTTTTCCCTCACCGGCTGATGACTTCGTCGAGAGCGCGCTGGAGCTGCCGCGCTGGCTCGTTCCGAACCCGCCGGCCACCTTCCTCTGGCGCATCGCTGGCGACAGCATGCGCGATGCCGGGATTTTCGACGGCGATCTCGCCTGCGTCGATCGCAGCCTTAAGCCTGCACATGGCAGCGTCGTCGTGGCGGCCGTCGATGGCGAGATGTCGATCAAGCGCATGGTGGTCGAGGGCAACCGCGCACGCCTCTCCTTCGACAATGCTGAGCTGCCCATCTTCGCCCTTGAGGAACTGGCCGAGGTCAACGTCTGGGGCGTGGTGCGCTTCACCATCCGCTGGCACGTCGCCCGCGCCGGCCAAGGCCGATGAGTGGCGCCGAGGCGCGCTTACGCGACCGAATCGGCGGTGGTCGTGCCCTGGCGCTGATCGACGGAAACAGCTTCTATTGCTCGTGCGAGCGCGTGTTCGACGCCAAGCTCGCCCGCGTGCCGGTGATCGTGCTCTCGAACAACGACGGTTGCGCCATCGCCCGCACGCCCGAGGCCAAAGCGCTCGGAATCAAGATGGGCGACCCCTACTTCAAGATCCGCGGGTTCTGCGAAGCGCAGGGTGTGCGCGTGTTCTCGTCGAACTACACCCTCTATGGGGACATGTCGGCGCGCATCAACGCGATCTACCGCGACGCGACGCCCGACGTGGAGGTGTACTCGATCGACGAGAGCTTCCTCGATCTGACCGGCTTCGTGCGCCGGGACCGCGTCGCGCTCGCCCGCGATATCCGCGCGACTGTGCGGGCCTGGACCGGTATACCGACCTGCGTCGGCATCGGCCCAACTAAGACGCTCGCCAAGCTCGCCAACCACATCGCTAAGACGGTGCCCGAACTCGACGGCGTCTGCGACCTGACCGATCCCACGGCTTACGAGCACTGGCTCTGCCGCATCCACGTCGGAGAGCTCTGGGGCGTCGGCCGAGCCTCGTTGCCGAAGCTCGAGGCCATGGGCATCGATACAGTGGCGGACCTGCGCGACATCGACCCGCGCCCGGTGCGCAAGGCGCTGACGGTGGTGGGTGAGCGTATGATCCACGAGCTGCGAGGCGTGTCCTGCCTCGGGCTCGAACTCGTGCCGGCTCGCCGTAAGGGGTGTGCGGTGACGCGCTCATTCTCCGGCCGGGTGACGGAACGGGCCGAGCTGGAGCAAGCAGTGGCTGCCCATGCAACGCGCCTCGGCGAAAAGCTGCGGCGTGAAGGCCTCGGTACCGACCACATCACCGTCTTCTACCACACGAGCGAACACGACCGAGGCGAGCCGATGCGCTCGGTCTCGACGGTGGTGACGCTGCCGGAGGCGACCAACGACACGCTGGCGCTGATCTCGGCGGCAATGCATGGCGTGGCCCGCACCTGGCGCGAGCAGGGCAGCCCGCCCTGGCGCTACTCGAAGGCCGGGGTAGTCACGGTCGATCTCGTGCCGCTGGCGGCCTCGCAGCGGGCGCTGATCGGCCGGCTCGACCGCGAGCGCTCGACGCGGCTCATGGGTGCGCTGGACGCCTGCAATGCCCGCTTCGGCCGCGGCAGCGTGGTACCGGCGCGCGCCGGTCTGGCGCAGCAGCGGCGCACCTGGTCGACGAAGTTCGAAATGCGCACGCCGCGCTACACGACGCAGGTCGACGAGCTACCCGTGGCTTACGCTGCTTTGAGGTGAAGATCGTGCCGACGGTATCGGGGGAAGCGCATAGTCCGAAGATTGATAGTCAATGCTGAGGGAAGGGGCCATCGGTGCCAAATCCGGCGACGGCCCCATCACCGAGGACTTAGCGAGCAGAGGCCGCGGCGGCGTCGGCCACGATCTTGCGGCTGGCGGGGGCCACAGCCGTGATGTGAGGTGTGGTCGTCAGCTCGGACGCCGGGCGGACAGACGCGGTGGCGCGGGCCTGTTCACGGAACAGCGGCGGCGTCAGGTGGATGCTCTCGTCGGCCATGGCGGAACTCGCCACGGTGACAGATGCGAGAGCGGCGAGGGAAAGAAGCTGCATCGTACGCATGGATCGTCTCCGGGGTGGCCGGCCAGTGACGGCGACCGATGAGAGATTGAACCACGGAATTTGTGCGACGCGGTAATCTCTGGGTGCAACGCACCATAATGCGGTACGGAACAGCGTTGCTCGATATTATGCAGAACCTGTAGGCATATCAGCCATCGGCTAATCCATGAGCTATGCGTAAGGTGGGTAACAAAGATATTTTGTGAGAAGTTCAAAGATTTATATAGATACCTTATAATTCGCCCGGCCATCGTCGGTCGTGTTTTAATGCGCAGGTTCATTCGGATTGCATTGAGGTCACGCAGTGAGATCATGCCTCGTCTGGCAGGCGTCGCATCTGGATAGACAGATACCAAAGCGCCGCGATCGGCTGCTAGCTCGGGTCTACCTCGCCCGATGCGAGACGTTGCTCAATCTGTGTAGCGGCCGTGTCTTTGCGGTCGTGGAGCATCATCCTTTCTGTCGCGCCGCGAACTCCCAGATCGGAATGCCGGTCGGCGCGCCGGGCGTGTCCCGGTAGCCGCTGACATTGCCGAACAGGATCCGGTTGGGCTCGATGCCGATCGCCTTGTTCCCGCCGGTGATCATCACCCCGCACCAGTCTATGCGCAGCGTGCCATGCTGGGGGTGGACGCCGAAGATCTGCGGCGCGCTCCAGCCCAGGCGTACAGCCTCGTCGCCGAAGCGCTCGATGAAATCGGTGCAGGCCTCGTGGATGTTCGCCCAGGCGGTGACGCCGAGGTAGCGGCACGGTGAGGAGGTTGGGCGCAGGGCACCGAAGGCTTTCCGCCACTCGGCGGCCTCAGGCGGGAGATGATCGGGCGCAAGTTCGGGAAGAAGCATCACGGCTGCCGGCTGAGAACGGGCCGACGGCATAGGGTGGCTGAGTTGCTTCAGGCTTACCGGTCGGTCTTCCTCACTCCTTCTGCGCACGCGCCAGCAGGATCGCCGTGCGGGCGGCGGTGCGCCTAGCACCAGTCGTGCTCGTCTTGTCGCGCAAAACAGCGGTAGCGAAGGCGTTTGCCTTCACGGCGGCTGCCACGTCGAGCGTGTAGCCCTCGGCGAGTTCCTCCTGCACATTCATCCGGCCCGCGAGAACGGCATCAATCAGCGCGTTCAGATCGTCATGGGTGACGACGTTGGCCTTGAAGAGTTCGCCGACGGTGGGGGAGGAATCAGCCATTTCCCGAGCCTATCCCGTGGCGCCGGATCGGGCGAGCCTGCCGGTCACCGCGGGGAGATTTCCGTAAGAGCGTAAGCCCCTCCCCGCGGTAACGTCATCCAATGAAATCAATCACATCACCCCGACTGTTAATCGCTTTGTCGCAGGTTCGAGTCCTGCTCGGGGAGCCAAATCTCTCAATCACATAGCGGATCTACGGCAGAGGCGTGTTGCCGCCGTTGTTCCTCGGCCGTTTTTAGCCGCCGAGCTTCGCTTTTCGCCACGCCGTTCGTAGCGCGGCCCGACGGAACCATCGGTCCGCGGTTTTAGAGCATCGTTGTCGATATCGGTGTGGGCGTCGCGGTGCGCATCACGTTGTCCGGCACCGCCCCAGCCTCGCAAGCCTCACTCATCGCCCCTGCCCTGCTGTTCATGTTCCAGATGCCGTCCGGCCAGCCGGAGGCACGCGCGAACTCGCGGTACGTGCGGCTGAAGTGCGAGCGCCGCCATGGGAGGCCGGTGCGTTCGTCGATGACGAGGGGCCGACGCCAGCGGCATCTCGGCGAGCCGTTCAGGGTCGTGGCTGAGGTCATGCTCGGCGACCTCGTGGCCGTTCGTTTCTGGCATTGGCCGGGCCACCATGGATGCGCGATCCTCGAACACCAGGGCTGGCGGTCGCCCGCGCGGGCGCATCCGAATCGGGATGGGTCCCAGCCCATGATCAGCAAGCTAAGCCGTCGTCTTGTCCTTCACCTCGTCGGATCAGCCGGACCAAATTTCAATGTTGGCGCCGGTGTGGTGGAGCGCCAGCAACGTGCGAACGATCGGGCGCAGGGCTCGTCCCGGTCGCAAGCCGCGTAAGATCCGCGCCAGTCCTTCTCCTTGCCGAGACGATTCAGGACCTGCGCCCGGTGCTCGGTGGGGGCCAAGGACCCGTCCAAGTCGAACAACGACGGACAGGGTCATTCTCTCCTGCGTGAGGCTCTGATCGAGTGCGGGGATCGCCGGTCGCGTGCTCGTCGGCAAGACGTGCAGTCGTGAGCGCTCGACGGGTCCGAACGAGTCGGTGGGCCAGTTCGATAAACGCGTAGCGGAGAATGCCGAGTATGTTTTGAAATCTGGTAGGATCAAGTTATTTGAAGTGATTTTTGAGTCTTTGATTGAATATTGGCGCGGGCAACTACTCAATTTGAGTTTGTATTTGCCCAATTTCTCTGAGGTGCGTCATCGCACGGACGGATCTATGTTGATTTTATAGAATGATACATCCTGAAATTATATTTAACGGCGCCTGCGGCCTTCCATAACTCTTCGTAACCCGCGTTGACGACGGTTGTGCCTCGCAGAAATGCGTCGCCAGCCGTGGAATTATGGATCTCAAAAAAGCAACAGAAACACTGATCGTTTTCGCCGATTTGGACCTTCTCGTTGAACGGGTGCTTGCGCTGGTGAGAGCGCACAATGCGTTGAGGCAGGACGGTTTTCACCTGATATCCGATGACGATTTGGTCGAGATCTATCGATTGCTCACCGAGCTTCATGAGGTGGCGATCGATGGCGTTGATCTAGAGTTAGTCGCGCCGACCATTCTTCAGCTGCGCTTGAAGCTCAGCATCTTGGAAGTGACGATCAGCGCCCATCTCAACGCGCCAAGCCCCCAATATTTGCATTGA